TCCAAATTGGCAGATCAGGGCGACACCCAGTTGCTAGAAGCTGTGTTGGAAGGATGGGATGGCATCCTCGATGAGGATGACAAAGCTATTCCTTTTACGGCGGCAAACCGACGTGAGCTGTTTGAAGACCCGTACTTCTGTCGCGGGATCATCAAGGCGTACCTCGAATCATTAGAGGGGGCGCAAGCAAAAAACTAGAGGAAGCTGCAAAGCGCTGGGCAAAGGGCGGTGAACGCGACGAGTCCGGTGATGATGCAGCTGTCTTTGGTATGGATCCGGCGGTTCTTGATAAGGGCCAGCCGGATCATTTCGAAGTGTGGGACGACAACTGGGACATCGTGATGATGTTTCTGCGTGTGCAAACCCAATGGAACGTAACCATGGGCGGCTACGTGGGCCTTAAGTACGAAGCCTTGCAATGGTTGTGCGGTCTATACTCAGTTGAGGACACACGCGCCATGCTTGAGGGCATCCAGGTCATGGAAGCTGCGGCCTTGCTGGTTCTGAACGAGCGGAGCAGCGATGGCTGAACAACATACAAAGGTAACAATTGAGGCCCTTGTCCGCGGAATGGATTCCGTGGATGGGCTCAAAAAAAGCGTCTTGGCGTTGCAGTCTGCAACAACGCCAGCAGCCTCTGAAATCAGCAAACTGCGCGAAGCTGCTGTAACTCTTGGCAGCAGCTCCACGGCGTCAGCGCGTGATGTCAAAACTGCAATTAACGTTCTCAAGGATCTGCAAGAACAGAGCACCTTAACTGGTGCGGGCACCCGTCAGCTTGCGAAAGACATTGGTGCGCTTGAAGGTCGTCTTGATGCTGCTGCAAGCGCTTACGGACGCCTAACAGCAGCGCAAGCTCAAGCCACCAGCAAGGCTCTTCGGGATCCCAACATTGACCCGATGACGGGTCAGCCAAAAGTTTATGGCACGCATCTAATCTTTGGTGAAAGTTACAAGATCCGAGCATCGCAAGCGTATGCCAAGCCAATAGGGCCAGAAGCTTTTGACTACAAAGGCGCAGAAGCAGGCATTGATGCGCTGAATTCCGCAAACAGACGCATTATTGAACTTGCAAGCAACAATCGCATTCAGCGTTTGCAGATCAATGAAAAATACAACGCACTCGAGCTTGAAGCAGAAGAACGCAAATGGCGCGCTGAATTAAAGCTTCAAGATGAAGCTTTCAAAAAAGAGCTAGCTGATTTTGATGCACAGCTTGGTCTTCAGGTCAGCCGCAAGGAGCGTGCTGCACAGCGTCTCAAGACGGCCGGTCAGGTTACAGGTGCCATTGCCTCTGCGGCTATCTTTGGCGGCCCTGAAGGCGCCTTGGGCGCAGGTATTGGCGCAATTAAGGGAGGCGTGCCTGGTGCGCTCACTGGTGGTGCTATCGGTGCCAGCGTGGGCATCCTGCGCCAACAGCTGACCGAGGCGGCTGATTACGCCTCTGAGATTGCTCGACTGCGCATTGCCCTCAAGGGCGTTAGTACAGATCAAAACGAATTCAACAACAGCCTGAAATTTATTCAAACGTCATCAGGCCAGTTCCTAACCAGCATTGGTGATGCGACAAAGAATTACACGCGCTTGCAGGCTTCAGTACGTGGCGCTGGCATGGGTGTCAGCGAAACTCAGAAAGTCTTCCAAGGGCTGAGTGCAGCCATGATTGCAACAGGCGCCAGCACCGAAGACATCAATGGCGCCATGCTTGCCGCTTCTCAGGTGTTCTCCAAAGGCAAGGTGAGTGCAGAAGAATTGCGTGGTCAGATTGGTGAGCGCTTACCTGGTGCATTCACAATCTTTGCGCAATCCATTGGCAAAACACCTCAACAATTAGACAAAGCATTGCAAGACGGTAAGGTCTCATTAAAGGACTTCACCACGTTCTCAGAGGAATTGTTCAAGCGTTATGGCGAAAGTGCCAAAGCAATCGGTGATTCACCGTTTGCATCCAGTATTCGCTTCAAGCTTGCGTTTGACAACATGAAGCTTGCTGCTGGCCAAGCCTTGCAGCCTATCGTCGTGTTGTTCCAAGATTTGGGCACCAAAGCCTTCAATGCTTTCAGCGTGGTGTTGCAAGGTCAAACGGCATGGCAGCAATCAATCGACAATACGTTTGACAAAATGCGCAAAATGATCGGCGGCATTGCTGGCATTCAGCAAGCGATTGCTGGCTTGATCAAGGCAATGATCGTCCTTGGCGGCGTTCAAGCTGGCGTGTTTGTAGTCAGCAATTTGAATACTTTTTCTCAAGCCCTGCGCGGGATCATTGCTTTTACCAAGGAACTGCTGACGCTTGAAAAAGCTGCGCTTGCAATTGAATCCGCTCGGGCAGCATTCCAAGCCATTTTGGCTGGCATCACTACTGGTGCCACCAAAGGTAAAGTTCTTGGCGCAATTTTTGGTGGTGCAGCCGGTATTGGCTTGGCTGTTGGCTTGAGCAAGATTGTTGATGAGATCACCAAGAATGTAATGAACAGCGTTGGTGGCGCGCTCAATGGCTTAAAGATTGAAGACATTGGCGGCAAATTTGGCGGCAAAGCCAACGCATTGCCACCTGGCACAGGGGAAATTGACGAAAAAGCCGCCAAGCAAGCGCTTAAAGACGCAACTGAATTGAATCAGCTTCTGCAAGAGCGGATCCGCATTCAAATTGAATCCGGCAAAATTGGCGCCGACAAACTTAGCCAACTTAATCTTGAGGAAAAGCTCCTCAAGGATTTGACTCGCGCACAAATTGAAGCCGTAAGTCTTAAAGAAACAAACGAGCGCAATCGCCAAGAAGCGATTATCAATATAGAACAAACTTACACCAAAGAAAGAAAACGCATTGCCGAGGAGCGTAGCGATGCCCTTAAGGACATTGCCGATATTGGCGTTGAAGCAAAAATCCTGCAAGAAAAGTTTTTCAAGAAGACTGACAAGTCCGAAAGCCCTCTTACTAGAGAGCTGAACAATATCAACCTTCAAATTGATGAGGCGGTAAAAAATGCAGACGCGCTCCTTCTCCGGCTGAATAAAACAGGGGGAACTGATCCTGCAACAGGGAAAGCGCGTGCTGCTCTTGGTGGGTTCAAGGCCAAACTTGAGGACCTTACTCCTGGTCAAAAAAATGCGATGGCATCCGGGAACCTGCTTACTGATGATATTGCATCTCTTAAGCAACAGATCCAAGAGTTGCGTTCTGCTGGCAGTGAATTAAAAACACTAGACAAGCTCAAGCAGAAATATCTTGGCGACTGGGACAAACTTGACCCAACACTTCGATCGCAAGCCGAAGCGTTGGCCAATCAAGTGGATCACCTGCGTCAAATGCAGCAAATTACCGATTCCATTGCCAATAGTATTGGGACTGGTCTGACCAGCGCATTTGATGCTTTGATTGAGGGGACTCAAAACTGGGGCAACAGCTTGCGTCAGATTGCTGCAACAGTTCTTAAAGACATTGCCAAGCAACTCATCAAGATCCTGGTGATCGACCAAGCCATCAACGCATTCAAGTCAATCTTCAATTTTGGCGGTGGGGGTGGTGGAGCAGCAGCTGCCGGGACCACATTTGCCGCTAACGGAATGATTGCCGCCAACGGCATCCAGCCTTTTGCAATGGGTGGTGTTGTCACCAGCCCCACGCTGTTCAAATTTGCCAACGGCGGCACGATGCGCAACGGGTTAATGGGCGAAGCTGGTCCCGAGGCAATTATCCCGCTCAAGCGTGGCGCTGATGGCAAGCTCGGTGTTGCTGGCGGCGGCGGTAGCGGCGCCAACGTCACCGTCAACGTGGACGCCAAGGGCAGCAGCGTGCAAGGCGACGCCGGCAAAGGCAATCAGTTGGCGCGAGTGGTTGCAGCAGCGGTGCAACAAGAGATGATTAAACAGAAACGGCCTGGCGGCCTTCTTGCGGCATAACGATGGCGACTTTTACTTACACACCCAGTTTTGAAGCCACCGAGAGCAGCAAACCTCGGGCGCATAAGTTTCAGGCCGGTGATGGCTACGAACAGCGCATCAGGTTTGGGCTGAATACGGACCCGAAGGAATGGACGCTGACTTTTTCGGAGCGCACCAACACTGAGCGGGATGCAATCCTTACCTTCCTGGAGGCGCGTGCTGCGGTTGAAAGTTTTGATTGGACCGATCCGCGTGGAAATGCAGGCAAGTACGTTTGCGAAGAATGGCAAGTGACCATGCGGGCGTACAACTTCAATACGATCCAAGCCACCTTCCGCGAGGTGTTTGAGGCATGACGGTTCCTGTCTCCGCTTTACAAGCAGTCGCGCCCAGCGCCATCATTGAGTTGTTTGAATTGCAGCTCAATACGGCGATCCAAGGCAGCAACACGATCTACCGTTTCCACGCTGGCACCAACGCGACAGGCACCAACGGCAATGTGGTCTGGGCTGGTAATACCTACCAGGCGATGCCCATCGAGGCGGATGGCTTCGAGTACAGCGGCAACGGCCAGCTTCCGCGCCCCAAGATTCGCGTCAGCAATATCCTCGGCACCATCACCGCCATCATCCTGGCCACACCACTGGAAGGCGCCAAGGTCACACGCATCCGCACGATGGCCAGGTATCTGGACGCGGTGAACTTCAGCGGTGGCACCAACCCTTATGGGACGCCCGACCCTACAGCCAGCTTCCCGTCTGAGATTTATTACATTGACCGCAAGTCCGCTGAAACCCGCGATGTGGTGGAGTATGAGCTAGCCGCAGCATTCGATCTCGTCGGTGTACGGGCGCCAAAGCGGCAGTGCATTAGCAATATCTGCCAGTGGGTCTATCGCTCGGCTGAATGCTCCTACACCGGCACCAGTTACTTCACCGAAAACGATGTAACCACGACGTTGGCCAACGACGTTTGCGGTAAAAAGTTGAGTAGCTGCAAAGCACGGTTTGGTTCCACGGCGCAGCTCCCATTCGGCAGCTATCCAGGCGTGGGCACTTACTTCGCATGAACGACACCACACGCACCGCTGCGCTGGAGCACGCCAAAGCCGACGATCCCCGCGAGGCTTGCGGACTGGTCGTGGTGGTCAAAGGCCGCGAGCGGTATTGGCCATGCAAGAACCTCAGCACCGAGCCCGGCGATTTCTTCACGCTCGATCCTGAGGATTTTGCTAAAGCCGAAGACGCTGGCGAAGTATTGGCAATT